CATGGCCTCTCAGATCGACCCTGCACCGACTGCCATAGCCGACAACGCAGAGCTTCGCGCAGATACACTTGCATCATTCTGCGCACGCATTCGGTCAGCGCCAAACCCGCTACTGGTCTTTGATGCGATCTGCTTTGCCACGGGCGTTCTTTCGCTAGATGGCCTAAGCCAAACAGCTCTGGCCAAACGACATAGGGTATCGCGTGCGGCTTTCTCGAAGATCGCCACGCAATGGTGCAAGACTTTTGGGCTCACTCCCAGTCGAGGCATGAAGTCCGAGAAGGCCCGCATGGTCTACTCCCAGTTGACACGCGCTAAGTGGGATGAACGAAATCGTCGTCAATCACGCTGAACAAATCAATCTCGCCCACGCTGACGCTCTATCTCTCGCCACCGGCGCGAAGGAGCAAATCGCCAAAGCCGTGGAGCGAGCGTTCGAGTGCGGACGACTGATGGTCGATCAAAAGCAGGCCCTACAGAAGCAGCTCGGTAAGGAGCGGGGCGGTTGGCTCGACTGGCTCGAAGCTAACTGCCCCGACATCTCCGAGCAAACGGCCCGCCGTTACATGGCCCTGTTTAAGCGCTCACATGTGAGCGGTTATTTGGAGGACTGCAACACCCTACGCCAAGCTTACCTCGCAACGGGTATCCTTCGCGAGGAACCCAAGCCTGAACGAGCCATCACGGCCGATGCGCCTTGGGTCAAGTTTGTTAAGCCTCTGGACAAGTTCCGGCTCTGGTTTAACACGCGCTCGAAGAAAGCTCCCATGGAGGCGTGGGGCGAGGATGCGCTGCGAGTGTTGAGCAACGAGCTACAGTGGTTCGTGAATCTCCACGCAGAGGTGCAGCGCACACGGCAGACCGTAGCAGAGGAGGACGAGTAATGGGCGCAGCGGCACACCACAATGGAAGGGTTAATGCGAGGCATAAGGCAGCGTACGAGCATAAGCAGAAGGCCCAGAACTATTTCGGGGTCCCATAGGGTATTGTTTTCGGCGGGACTCCCAGACGCCCTGCCAGTTAGAGAGGGAGTATTTTTTTTGAATGTCCGATTCTTTTAAGCCGTTTCGAGCAGCCAACAGAGTAAATCCTCCCAAATCACGCTCAGAGGCCCCTGAAAAAATCGGACATTAGACCAAAAATGTCCGCTCAAATGTCCGGACGAGCCCGCCACTCCAGTAGCTGCAATGTCCGGTCACATGGCAGACGTCATCTTCATAAGGACTGCCCCTCAGGCGCCGCTGTTTGACACCGCTGCTGTCAGCATATGAGCAGCAGTTTCATCACTCCCGAGCAGGCTGACAAAATCTTGTCCGCTGACTTTCGGAACGTCGCAAAAAAGGTAGCAGAGGGAAAACCCCTCACCGCGGCGGAGCGTGAGCTCATCCGATCTAAAGCTGCGGGTGAAAGTCCGCTTCCAGAGGAGTCGACAGACCCGACACTGTCCGCGAAGAGCTACGAGGAACTCGCGACCCTTCTGGGAGTGAATGTGCGCACGATCAACCGCTGGCGAAAACTCCAGGATGCACCGCAACCGGAGGCCGATGGAGGGCTGTCGTTAGCTCAATGGCGGCGGTTTGTGAAGGCGCGGAGTTTGAAGGGACAGGACTCTCAAGAGGTGGAGCAGCTCAAGGCTCGAAAACTCCTCGCCGAGGTAGAGGAGCGGGAGTTGAAGGTGGCCGTCAAAAAGGGTGAGTTCGTCCGCTTCGACGATGTACGCACCTCGTGGGTGGCAAGGGTTGGAAAGGCGATCGCTCTTTTGCGTGCGAAATTTGAAAACGAACTCCCTCCCATTTTGAGCGGTAAGGACGCACAGGGCATCCGGGAGGAGTGTGCGAAGGCGATTGATGAAGTTTGTGGGGTTCTGCACTCGGGAGGAGGAGTCACACCGTGAGCGCAGGGAAAGTCTCCAAGCTCGAAGCCCACTTCGAATGGCTGTGGCGTCTGATGAATGGTCCAGCTCTTGAGAGGGAATTTCGCTTTCACCCAACCCGCAAATGGCGCTCGGACTTCGCGCATTTGCCCTCGCGTACCCTCATCGAGATCGAAGGAGGGATCTGGGTACGCGGACGGCACACCTCCCCGAAGGGATTTGCGGCGGACGCAGAGAAGTACCTTGAGGCGGCTCTTGCTGGCTGGCGGGTGATCCGGCTCGTGGATGACCAGATCAAGACCCCCGTCATTGAACGCATAGTCGCCTTTTGCAAAACAGTATGAACGGGACTCCCGTAACACTGGATGACATCTGGAGGGATGCATGGCGACCACCGGATCGCTCGCCTCCTTGGGCGTGGGCAGAGCAACACATTGAATCGATCCCGTACTCACCGATGCCGGGAAGGTTCCGCGTGGAGAACTCGCCCCAAATCCGGGAGGTGTTAGAAGCAATCGTGGATCCCAAAGTGCGGCATGTTTGCGTCATGGCAGCGGTACAGGCATCCAAGACACTCGCAGGGGAAATAGGCCTTTGCTACGTGATCGCCAATGAACCGGGTCCCACATTGTGGCTCAACGAAACTGACGAGGACGCCAAGGACCAGAGCGAGTCACGACTCCAGAAGCTCTTTGAAGTGTGCCAGCCGGTCAGAGACCGCTTTCCCGGTAATCCGCACAAGAAGCGGAATCAGACAATCCATTTTGCGAGCGGGATGACGTTGTGGATGCTAGGAGCGCACAACCGAACCAATCTCCAGCGTCGTTCGATTCGTTGGATCTTTGCGGATGAATGCTGGCAGTTTCCTCCCGGTCACATGGCCGAAGCCGAGGCTCGGGTCACTGCTTTCGGCTGGCTTGGGAAATGTATCTGGATGAGCCAGGGCGGCGAAGAACAGGACGATTTCCATCGGAAGTTTGAAACAACTGATCAGCGGGAGTGGACGTTTGAATGTCCGCATTGCCAGCACCGTCAGCCGTTCCTCTGGGAGAACGTGGAGTGGAGCAAGGATTGTAAGGACGAGAATGAACAGTACGACTTTGCCCGGCTGCGGGCATCCACGGTATTGCTGTGTGCTTCGTGTAGGACGGGTATTCCGGATTCGGATGAAAGTCGTCGTCGCTTGAGTGCAACGGGACGGTTCGTCGTTCAAAATCCCCGTGCTGCCTGGGAGAACGTAGGATTCCACTGGAACGCGATCGCCACAATGTCGTGGGGCCAGCTTGCGGAGTTGTATCTGCGGGCAAAACAGGCAGCACGAAAGGGCGACGCCAGTCTGCTGCAACAGTTCTATCAGAAGCGACTAGGGCTTCCGTGGCGGGAGTACGTCGAGGATTTCAAACTGGATATCACCCGAAGCGGCTACCGGCTCGGGGAAGGGTGGGAGGAAGAGGGCGCAGTGGACGGCTCTGGTCGCATTGTTGCTCCACCATTTGAATCAGGGGCAAAGTTGATCCCTCTGAGGTTCCTTACGGTGGACTGCCAGATGGACCACTTCTTTTTGGTGGTGCGTTCCTGGTCAGTGGAAGGTTCGTCGCGCTTGCTATGGTGCGAGCGGGTGCTGTCGTGGGAGGACATTGATGCTGTGCAGAAGCGCTTCGGAGTTCACTCCAATCTCGTGTTCATTGATGCGGGGCACGCTGCCTACGAGGTCTATCGGCAATGTTCCGAACGCGGCTGGGTGGCGCTGATTGGGGATCGTCGGGCAACTTTCGTCCACAAGAGCAAGAGTGGAAAGCCCATCCAACGCTTCTATAGCCCAAGTCGGAAGGTGGTTATCTCGCACGGGCGCTCGTGCTTTGTGCATTACTGGAGCAACCTGAACATCAAGGACAGCCTTGCACGGTTGCGTCGCAATCAGGACCCGGCGAATGGGGTGACTTGGGAGGTGCCTGATAACGTGCCGGAGGACTATCTCGCGCAGATGGAGAGCGAGCACCGGGTGAAGGAAAAGGGCAAATGGATCTGGCTGCAGATCGGTCATCGCGCCAATCACCTGTGGGATTGTGAGTGCATGCAGGTGGCAGCAGCCACGATGCTCAAGATCATCGGCCGCGAGGCGGTGCAGGAGCCCGAGCCTGAGGATGAGTAGGCCTATTGACCGGTTGCCTGTCGCAGTTCGGCTATTTGCGCTTCAGTGAGCGGAGCTGGTTCGCCCCGCTTCTCCCAAGAGGCAGGATTTCTCCCGAAGCCGAGCTGCACTGATAGGCTTGCGCGGGTCATCTCCACTCCGTGTTTGCGCAGGATTTGATCGGCTTCCTCCAGCTTGATGCCCGCTCGCCCTAGCGCCTTGGCTACTGCGCAGGCGGAAAAGCCGAGGATCTTGCTTTTGCGGCCAGTTTGTTTTGTTTCGCCGAGCGGTTCTGAAGGTTGGGAAGAATTCTCCTTTGGGGTGCTTTTGCCGTGTTTCATAGACCTATGCCGTCTTTGGTTTGGGGGTGCGTTTGTTGCGACTCTTGCGCCCAGCGTCGAAGGCAGTTTCCAAAGCCTTTTGAACTTGCCAGACGGCCACCTCGTGGAAGTCGAGGCTGTCCATGCGGCGTTCCTCGAGTGTTTCGATCAGCAGAATCTGGCGTGCGATCTCTGCGATGAGTTCGCTTGCGGGGTGAGCTGGGGGTTGGGGTTTTGCGCTCATGGTTTGGTTCAGTTCAGGTTGAAGGTCTGCACGATCTCTTGGAGTCCTGCCCGGATGCGTGCGGCGTCCCCGACGTTGGCCCAGTTCACTTCGTCTGGTGCTGTTTCCATGTGTTCGTCGAGGAAGCGGCGGATTAGCGTGACCAGTTCTCTGGCGCTTCCAACCTCGTGTGTGAAGGCGTCCAATGCGTTCTTTGAAGCGGGTTTGCGTGGTTTGTTGAGCGTTTTCATTGCGACGCCATACAGCCTCGATATGGCTAGTTATTGGAAGTGAATTAGAGTGGATTCCGTGATCTTTAGTTGCATGGAATAGAGCTATTTATGGAGAACAGGCACACGGGTTGCGTGTGGCCTATCAATGCTGCAAAAGTGTCAAAGCAAGTCGTTGACACTTGGCGTGTGGCATGTCCGATCCTGCTGTTTTTTGCGCTCACACCGAACTCGTCGATATCGAGAAGCTGGTACCCAATCCCCGGAATCCGAATCGTCATCCGGAAAATCAAATCAAGCTCCTCGCCAAAATCATCCGGGCTCAAGGATGGCGCTCCCCGATTGTGGTGTCCTCGCGCTCCGGATTTGTGGTGAAAGGCCACGGCAGACTCGAAGCGGCGAAGCTCCTGGAATCCGAGCGAGTGCCTGTGGACTTTCAAAACTACGAGAACGAGGCTGCGGAGTGGGCGGATCTGATTGGAGACAACCGCATTGCTGAACTGGCTGAGCAGGATGACGACGCGCTCAAGGCGTTGCTCAAAGAACTCGATGGGCAGATTGACCTCGATCTCACGGGCTTTGATCAGGACTCACTCGTCGATTTACTCGATCGCCTCGAAACCAAGGAGGAGACTGGAAACACAGTCACCCCGCCTCCGGTTCATCCACTTACGAGGCCGAGTGACTTGTATCTGCTCGGCAACCACCGGTTGCTCTGCGGTGACTCAACCAATGCGGACGATGTCAGGCGTTTGATGAATGGCGAGCGGGCGATTCTCTTCGCAACCGATCCGCCGTACTTGGTCGGCTACAACGGCACGAATCATCCCGGATCTACCTCGACGAAAAACACCGACTGGAGCGAGACCTACGGCGCAACATGGGACGAGGCCGATGATGAGCGAAACTGCGATCTCTATGATCGCTTCATCAAGGTAGCCATTGCCGAGGCGATTGAGCCAGCGGCAGCATGGTACTGTTGGCACGCAAGCCGCAGGCAGAGGATGGTGGAGGATGCGTGGGAGAAGAACGGCGCGTTTGTCCATCAACAGATCATCTGGGCCAAACCGAATCGACCGATTCTGACCCGCTCCTGGTACCTATGGGCGCACGAGCCCTGCTTCATGGGCTGGATTAAAGGGAACAAGCCACCCCGGGAGACTGGCGACTATGAGCGGAGCGTCTGGGAGATTGAGGGGCTTAACAACGATGAGAGGCCGGATCATCCGACACCCAAGCCCCTGGAGTGCTTTGCGATCGCAATGCGCCAGCACACCAAGAGGAGCGGACTGTGTTACGAGCCATTTAGCGGGAGTGGAAGCCAGCTGATTGCGGGTGAACAGTTGGGACGGCGTGTCTACGGGCTGGAGATTTCCCCCGCTTACTGCGATGTGATCGTAAAACGCTGGCTGAGTCTCGGGGAAGACCGAGCGGTGTTGCGAGTGCGCGATGGGGTGGAGACCGATGTGAGCGGCGAGTTCGCAAGCTCTACCCAGATTGACACGGAGGCCGGGGAATGATGACCACCCTTCTTGGCGCTAACTGGCGCACGACTCTCACCGGCTGGATTACGGTATTGGCTTCTGCCATTGCGATGAATCCAAAGCTCATCGCGTTCCTTCCAGAACATGTGCGCGAATCAATCACCGGTATTGCAGGCCTGATCGCTGTTGTTTCCGGCGGTACCTTTGCCTACGCGGCCAAAGATAAGCAGGTCACGGGCGGGAACGTGCCTAATGACAAGGGTGATTCAGGCAGACCTCTGGCCGGAGAGAATACTCCAGCCCTGATCATAGCGGCTTCGTTGTCGCTGCTTGGGTTTACAGCGTGCAGTTGGGTTGCAGCCCACCAGCAGCAATTGAACGCCACGGTTCGAGTCGTGGAGCAACGGGCACTTGAGGTGGCGAGCCGAGTTCTGCTTGCTGCCGCCACGGATGAAGCAGACAAGGGCTTCAAAGCTGACTTGCTCGATTCAGTTGCAGCGGGCTTACGGGAAAACGGTAGTACGGTCGTCTCATCGGAAGATGTCGAAAAGATCGTGAAGATCTGGAGTCCCAACGATGGAACGCAGTGGCAGACGCTTGCGGGCCAGATTGGGACAGTGGCAGCAGACGCCCTCTCGCGTGCCGGAGAGAATAATGCCGCTACGATCACCGAACACATAGCAACGGGGCTAAACAACGCGGCGGCCTCAGCCCGCACAACCACCCCCTAAACCGTGATTGCGTGTCTTAAAAGGTGGTTCGGCTTCGGTAATTCTCGGGTCTTGAGAAGCGATGATCCCCGGTTTGATTTTGTCGTGGAGGTGGACGGAGCAGATCTGGTGGTACGTCAAACCGTAGCGACATGGTTTGGAGGAGCTAACGACCCGGAGGACAACGGAGAAACCGCAAGCGGTATCAGCACCATCAAGCGGCCCAACATTCAGGGTTGCGCGTTGCCGATGAATTACGGTCCCTGTGCCGGTTCACCCATTCCGAAGCTCCCTTGGGGAACCAAGGTTGAGGTTACGCACAACGGGAAAATCATAACGGTTCCAGTGATTGATCTGGGCCCCGCTCGCGACACCGGCCACGCTATTGATCTGACCGTCGTGGCGTTTGAGCAGTTTGCGGCGACCGCGGTTGGCAAAATTATGGTGGATTACAGAATTCTCGGTGCGACAAGGCATCTACCAGATTTAAAGCTGGTTTAAAACAGCATCAACCGCAACGAGACATTCCTTAACCCGCTCTCGATTGATCTGAATATTTTGGCCATGAACTTGATAATCACGACTTCTCATTTGGGATAACCGTTTTCCCAGATGCGCCGAAACAACACCCGCCGTGTTAAAATCACGGAGAGGTACGGAATAGGCGTCTCTAAACTGCTGCAAATTGCCCGGAGCTGCTGCTCTGGGGATAAAATACGCGGGATGCTGTTGGAAAGCGTTCCAAAGAGTGTCTGCTGTCGCATCTGAAAGCGCAGCAAATGCAGTCGCAGCGCCACCATACTGGGTCAGACGATTTCCAACGACCAAATGAATCCTAGGAACCTGTAAATTGAAATGAATTGCCTGAGATGCATAAGTCCACGCGCCATATATGGGATGCGGTGGATTCTGGCCATGTAAAAGAATGAACATGGCATTTGTTGCAACGCGAGATGAGTCATCTGCATTTACGGGAGTAATCAATCTATCGACTGCAGAAACCGCGAGTTCTGTATAAATCGAAAAGCTGGGATTGGTGTCGACAAATATCATCCAGTCTCGGCCAGACTGACGCTGCACGACATCCTCAATAAGACGGCGAAAAATGAGATGTATCCACCTCCAAGGTTGGACTTGTGGGGTCAATGCAGGTGCAGCTGCCGCTTGGTTAATTGCCGGAGCCATAGGCTCGAGGTTGCCATCTCCACATAATAAAAAGAGATTATTAGTGAGCGAATTATTAACATCTGATACGCGAACAATAAAATTCATCGGATCTGGAAGCGGCGCACCACTACCTCCTGCGATTACGTTGCTCAAATAGCCAACGACACTTCTGGGAGTAGTTTGAGTGCAGTAGTTTAAAACAGCCTGCTCTCCCTGTACCCCGCCACCAAGTAGCATCATGCTAGCATTCGACTGGGGGCAGAGATCGATAACCAATACATTGACCTCTGGATTTAGTTCGGCATAGCGAGCCGCCAGATGAAATGTGATAGTGCTTTTTCCAACTCCCCCCTTATTGTTCCAAACCGCGTAACTTTGAAGCAATGGCATAATATGTTTGCAGAAGTGTACAAGGTCAAGAATCCCGGTCAATGTTTTCGCGTTGACACCACGCATTGAACGTGAAATACAAGGTGCAATCCACGCATGATGCAGAATCCCTCCGTCTGGAGGCAGGGACCCCGTGCGTCGGTTTTGACGATTTGCTCGACGTCACGCTCGGAATTAACCACCCGGATCTGGACACCACGATCGTGGTTACCAGCCACGAGGACCGGCGCACGCAGCAGGTGGCCGAGAAGCACGGAGCTATTTGCGTTCAGACCGATCTGTTCAGGAAGAATGGCCGTCGCTTCAACAAGGGCGCGGCCCTGAACGCTGGGATGGACCGCTGGCAATATCACAGCTGGCGGTTGCACCTCGATTCCAACATTGCGCTGCCGGATAACTTCCGCCGGATGCTCTTCAACCACACTCACCTGGAAGCCAATTGCATTTACGGCGCGGACCGCGTCGATGTGGTTGGCCTCCATGAAATGAATGCGATCCGAAAACAAGGACCGCAGCATAGATGCAGCGCGTTCGTGGCCTCGGGCGGCAATCGTCCTCTCTCCCCCCCGTTACGTGGCCCCGTTGCGCGGATATGTGCCAATTGGATTCTTCCAACTGTGGTACGCCGCGTCCCAGAAACCGTATCCGAGGAGCCTTGGCAGCGCGGCTCATGACGATGTGATGATCGCTGAACAAGGGGCAACCGCCCATCGTAGGCATCTGCCAACGGTGATTTGCCATCATCTATGCGCACGGGAACCGGCGCTCGGTGAAAACTGGTACGGTCAGCGTCGTCAACCCCGCATCGACTCGGCGCAAGGCAAGTCTCGTTGACACCCTGCGCCCGGCATGGCTCAGGGTCTATTCATTGTCGGCTTCACCATAGCCGAGGTTCTCCAAATCCAGGCGAAAGCCAAAGAAATGCTCCTTGAGGGCAAAACTCTCATGCAATGGGGCGACGGCGGGTCGAATGCCACCCGGCAGTTCGCCATGCCGGTAAATGAAGTTCTCGATGAATGCGCCTTCGCCCTGAGAGCACTTGACCCTGAAACCTACGGAGTGCGTCGCCGTACTGCCCAATCCGGGGTGTCTGCCTTTCTTCCGCTATGAACCCAGTTCTTCGGTACGCACTTCGCTTTGTTCCTCCGGTGTTGATCCCGAAGGCGTGGTGGTCAGCCTATGAAGGAGCCAACTACTCCCAGCGTAGGAGCCGTGTGCCGGGTGTGCCTCCGCAGGATGGGAAACGGGATCTTTCGCCTGCAGTCCGGAGGGAACTCGTGCGACGCTCGCGCTACCTGCACAAGAACTCGGGATTTGTTCGTGAGCTGGTTGGTAACATGGCCATCTACTCGACGGGTGATGGCATCAAGCCGCAGGCTCAGTCTGGAGATCCGCTCTGGAACAAACAGGCTGAGGAGTATTTTAGCCGATGGGCTGCGCGTTGTGAGGTGACGAACCGGTTTTCGTTTGAGGAATGTCAGTCCATCATCTGCCGCGCTATGGACGTGGACGGAGAATACTTCGTTCATAAGACCCGGGGAGCCGATGGACGCCCTCGCTTGCAACTTATCGAGTCCCACCGAATCGGAGATCTTGCAGGTTCCGCTGCATCCCATGATGGGGTTGGGGTAGATGCGTTCGGAGCCCCTACGTTTTATCGCACTATCGAGGACGGAGGAGGAGTTCGGGATCTGCCTGCAGACTCGGTGCTTCATGTGTTTGAACCTGAATCAGCCACAGCGATCCGCCATGCGCCAACTCTCCAGCACTCAATCAATCACATCATCGATGAGATGGAGCTTCTGGCCTTGGAGAAGCACGCGGTAAAGGACAACGCCGACATTGCCAGGGTGTTGAAAACCGAGCGGGGAGAATTGGATGAGAGCGGCGACTTCAGCCTGCCATCGATGGCATCCGGCCCCGATGGAAGCGATCCCACAGAGCTTCAGCGGATCGTGGGAGGCAAACTCGTGGCACTTAAGCCGAGCGAATCTCTCGAGAGCTTCCAGTCCAACCGGCCGAGTCCTGTATTCACTGGGTTTTTGTCTCATCTTTTGCGTGATGCTGCGCTTGGCGTTCTTCCATATGAGTTTGCGGCTGACTCCAGTAACGTCGGCGGTGCAGGCGTTCGCTTAATTGTCGCAAAGGCGGGGCGACGTTTCTCTTTTCGACAGTTGATTCTCATATCCCGCTTGCTACGACCTGTTTGGGTGTACGTGATTGGCGATGCTGTTGCGAGAGGCGCTCTACCAGTGATGCCCGATTGGTGGAAAGTTAGGTTCCAGCGCCCAGCGCGTGTAACCGTCGATGCAGGGAGAGAGGCACAACAGAATCGGGCTGATGTGGAAACGGGTCTTAAAACACTGTCTGAGTCATATGCTGAACTCGGTTTAGATTTTGAAGAACAGGCAGAAATACGTGCCCAAGATGCGCGACTGTTAGTCGACCTTGCGGCCAAGTATCAAATCTCTCTGGAGATGCTATATCGTCCCAGTACGGGTGCGGTAACCGATTCGGAAATATCACCTGCAAAAGTACAAAACATTAAGGATCAGCCCGATTGACACTGCGGCCGTGGTGTGCCGCATAAAGACCCAGAAATTCGCCGCGCTTACATGAAAAACTGGAAAGCAGAGAATCCAGAAAAACTGAAGGTATACGCTCGCCGAAATTACGAAAAAACCAAGGAGAGGAAGCTGATAGCGAGACGCGTAAGGTACCGCAACGATAGGGAACGTACTCGGAAGCAATCAAAGCAGTGGTTGAAAGAGAATAGAGAACGCTACTTGGAGTGGCGAAACGAATACCTCAAGCGTCCAGATGTAGTTGCCAGAAAACGGGCTCGCTTTCTTCAGAGAAAGAAAAGTGATCCTTACTTTGCTTTGATTGTAATACTTCGCAGTCGCATTCGCTGTGCCGTGTTAAATCAGGCTGGAGTAAAAGCTGCTAAATCAATTGCTCTGCTTGGTTGTACAATTTCTAAAGCCCGGAAACATATTGAGGCGAAGTTTCAGCCCGGGATGACTTGGGAAAATTTTGGACGAGGAGGATGGCATATTGACCACATTATTCCATGTAGCGCGTTTGATCTTCGCGATGTAGAGCATCAACGCCGATGCTTCCATTATACGAATCTTCGGCCACTCTGGGAGCGCGATAACCTTCTCAAGGGGGCCACTATACCTGACGAGCTACCGTTAAAATACAGGTTGCCCACCATTGACACGGGCACGAGTGCATGACGCTCGCTGAAGTTCTGCTCCTGAAACAACCGTGGTTGATTCAACCTGCTGCGCTTCAGGCAATGGCTGCAGCTTCTCGGCTATTCCCGAATGGTTGTAGCGAACTCACCGCTGGGCCCAATTCACCACTACTCTGCGTTGAGGACGGGGTCGGGATTGTAGCTTTGAACGGTCCCATGATGCGGAGGCCTGATGTGTTTTCGCAGGTTTTATTCGGAGCGACTGATACGGAGGAGTTACTTGAGGCGCTGGAGGAGGCTCTTGAGCGGCCCGATATCGAAGCCGTTTTTCTGGATATTGATTCCCCCGGTGGAGCAGTTACTGGAACGCCTGAGCTGGCGCAGGCCGTGGCAGACACTTGCAAGGAAAAGCCAGTCTACGCATTCAGCTCCGGGCTAATGTGCTCGGCGGCGTACTGGGTGGCCAGTCAGGCACAGGCCATTTACGTGACACCAAGCGCACGGGTGGGATCCATCGGTGTGGTGCAGCCGGTTGTGGATCAGTCTGAGGCGCTGCGGAGTCAGGGCATCAAAGTAGAGGTATTCTCAGTTGGGAAGTTTAAGGGAATGTGCACGCCGGGTGTTCCGCTTACGGAGGATCAACGGCTCATGATCCAGTCGAACATCGAGGAGGTGGCCGGCGATTTCCACGCAGCGGTGCTTTCGCGTGGCCGCAAGATTCCGGCAGAGGCCATGGAAGGACAGGATTTCTCAGGCAAACAGGCTCAGAAATTCAATCTCGCTGGAGTGGTGCGCGACCGCTCGGAGGCGCTACGGCGGCTGCGTTCGTATCACGCATCTTCAACCAAAGGATGCCTTCGCGTTGACACGAAGACATTCGCAATGAGCAAACCAATCGAGGATCAACTTTCAGAAGCGGTGGCCCGAGTCCATGTATTGGAAGCCGATGCACAAGCGAGTGCAGCACTTCTCACGGAGGCTTCCGCCAGCGCAGAGAAATTCAAACAACAGATCGCAGTAGTGTCCCAAGAACGCGATCAGATAGGTGCGGAGCTCGGAAGCATCCGCAAAGCCCTTGAGGCAGCAAACGCGAAGGCGCTGAGTTTGGAGACGCGTGAACAGGATCTCGAAAAGCGCGCTGCGTTGCGGGCTGCAGAGATTGTCGCGAGCACTGGCACTTCCAATCCTGCTCGGATCACGCCCGATGGTGATGCCGGGGGACACAGTCCCGAGCGGCAAACGCCCGAGGAACGCATCGCGCACTACAACGATCTGATTAAACGCAAGCAGCCGAAAGCGGCGGCGGAGTTCTACCAGAAGCACATCCAAACCCTCTTCAACGCCTAAGCCCCGAGTCCTATGCCAAATCAAAACGCTACGGTAAATGCGCCGCTCATCGCCCAGCAGGC